GTGGACGACAGGGCATGGCGCCGCTTCATGCGGGCGATGAATGAGGCGGTGGCCGGGGAATATTTCAGCCTGAAGATCGAGCGGCAGCGCATCGGCGTAGCGCATCGCAAACAAATGGCGCTGGAAGGGAAAGTCTTCGATGCACAGGAGCGGTTTCAGGACAAAGAGTCCTTTAGGCTCTGGCTAAAGGTTGGCTCTGGCTTTGTGACGTGGTGCGCTGGCCCGCGCGGGGGAGTTTTCCCGATCCCGAAGACGATCAACTTCAGCCAATGCACGGAAGAAGAGGCACAGGAATACCGCGACAAGGTGCTGATTTTTCTGCGTACCGAGCATGCCCAGCGTTACCTTTTTCCAGCGCTATCGGCGCAGATGGCCGAACAAGCAATGGAATCAATTTTGGAACCATTCGAAAGGAATGATCATGTGCAGAATTCAGAGCGGCGGTAATAGCTGTAATTGCCCTTCGCATTATTGCGTCCGGATGCAAGCGGATCAAGAAGTGTTCCTCAATACTCAGCAGGGATTTGCTGGCGGAAATTTGAAAAAACCGGTAGACCAGGAGGTGAGCAATGAAATCCAGCTTGCGAAGCTCATCGCCAGCTTTAACAAACTAGACGCCCGTGGCCGCGCAACGCTGCTGCGCATGGCTGAATGCATGCCTTCCGGCCAGGTGGCGGGATGAGAGTCCTTGTCGCTTGCGAATATTCTGGACGTGTTCGTGATGCATTCACGCGACGTGGCCATACAGCGGTGAGTTGCGACCTTCGGCCAAGTGAATCGCCGCATGGCTGGCATGTGCAGGGTGATGTTCTCCGCCTCATCGATCAGCGATGGGACATGATGATAGGTCATCCATATTGCACCTACAATTGCTTGTCCGGCATTCGTTGGATGTACCACCCGGAAGACACCCATTTGCCAGCCGCTGCTCGGCGCCGCCATCCCGCGTATCCAGATCGAATGGAGAAATTTATGGAAGGGGTGAAATTTTTTAACGCGCTGCTCGGCGCCGCCATCCCGCGCATCGCGCTGGAGAATAGCCAGCCGCATGGGTTGGCAATCGAGCATATTGGCCGCTATAGCCAGATCATCCAGCCTTGGATGTTCGGCGCTCCTTATACCAAAGGAGCCGCCCTATGGCTGAAAAACTTGCCCCTGCTGGTGCCAACCCATCAGAAATCAGACTACGAAAAAATCCATGACGCCGCGCACAAAATGCCCCCCGGACCGGAGCGCGAGAAGGAACGCAGCCGCACTCATCAAGCAGTAGCTGATGCGTTTGCGGAGCAGTGGGGGTGCTTATGAAGCGCACCGCCGAACTGAAACGCACGCCATTCAAGAATCGCGGCGCCCCGATGACGCGCGGAACACTGCGCACAACCAGCAAGCCAGCTAAGAAGCGTATCCGCACGAAGGCGCCGAAGATGACGCCGATCCGCAAGAGCGCCAAAAATGAATCCTGCACGCTGCGTTTCCCGTGCTGCAATTTTGACACCAGCACCACGGTATGGGCGCACTCGAACCACTATGCGGATGGTAAGGGCATGGGCATCAAGGCCAGCGATGAGGAAGGCTGTTATGCGTGCAGCGCCTGCCATGCCTGGCTCGATGGTGGCTATGCAGGCCACATGCCGCGCTCGCTGGTTGACACGTATTTCGATCTGGCGCGCAGGGACAGCCAGGAAATTTTGAAACGGAAGGGGCTGATGCCATGAATGATCGTGAACTGTTGGAACTGGCGGCGAAGGCGGCGGGCATGGATGGCTACACCTACATATGCGTCGATCAAAGCGGATATGAATGCATGGCTTTTGATGAAGGTGGCTCTCACTCCGATTACTGGAACCCATTGACCGACGACGGCGACGCATTGCGGCTGGCGGCAAAACTGGATATCCATATCACGCCGCGTAGTTGCATCTATGTTGGGCTCACCAATGGAAGTATGGGCCATACATTTTTGGCCACTTGCGAAATAGAAAATGGCGATAAATCTGCTGCTTGGCGCCGCGCCATCGTCCGCGCCGCTGCTGAAATCGGTAAGGTGATGCCATGATCTACGAAAACCAACCCAAGGGGCTTATTGACCCGCTGGACCCGCGATGGCATGGCGTGCCGCTCTGGTGCGTCTTCGGCTTTGCCTTCCACCCGAATGTCATGTGCTGCAAGCTGTCGAAAGTCGGCGCCCAGCAGCAGGTGAACGTCTACGGCTACACCGAAGTGCAGCAGGGCCATGGCCGCTTTAACTCCATCGACCAGCCGCTCAGCGCGTGGATGAAAGCGCAGCGCATGTGCCTGTTCTTCAACAAGCCGGACGATGCCATGGCCTTCCTGAAGCGCCATTTGACGCCACGGGGGCAACGATGAAATCCGCAACGCTGGTGCTGCCTTATCCTGTTTCGGCCAATCGCTATTGGGCCACGCGCGTCATCAAACCGAAAGGCGGCGGCGCATCCATGGCCATGACCTATGTTACGCCTGAGGCGAAGGAATATAAGGCCAAAGTGGCGGCGATTGCGCGGGCCGCTGGCGTAATTGCCCCGATTTCCGGGCGCGTGCGCATCGAAATCTGGCTATTCCCGAATCGCCCCCAGGATTGGGCGAAACGCCAGCGCCAACTTGGAGCGAACTGGGACGATGACGTGCGCTGCATCGACCTGGGTAACGCGGAAAAAGTGCTTTCCGATGCGCTCAAGGATGTGGTGATGGGCGATGACAAATGGGTGCGGCAGTTCATCATCCAGCGCATGCCGCCCGATGGGCGCCCCGCCCGCGTGGTGGTGCGCATTTCACAAATAGAAACACAACAGCCGCAGGGCAATTTACTGGAGGAACAATGAAACACGACTATACAAACTTCGACGCGGCATTGATTGAAGCAATCAAATCCGGGAAAAAGCATATGGCATCCCTGGAGGATGCTCTTGCAAAATTTACTCATCCCTTCCGTGAAAAGGATCGCTGGGGCTCCCTCACGCCGGAATTTCGCATCATCGACCGGCGTTTGCAAGCACTGCGCAAAGCTGGCCGCATCAAATTCATGGGCAAAATCGAAGGCTGGAGGGTGCTATGAACCCCGTCTACCTCTGGATCATCATGGACATCCTCGGCCTGCGCCGCCGCAAACACGTCCTGCCGGATCGCCGCCGCAGCGGCTGGCGCCTGCTTGGCTGGGCCATTGCCCTGTTCCCCTGGTCCCTGCTGGCGCTGCTGTGGGCGGGCTGGGGCTGGCGATGAAACGCCTCACCGAAACGCAGGAAAATCTCTTGGCATTTGTGCGGGGCCGCATAAATCAGGGCACGCCACCATCGCGCCGGGAGATTTGCCTTCATTTCGGCTGGAAATCGCCTACTTCCGCAGAGGATGGGCTCCGCGCGTTGGAGAAAAAAGGCTTCTTGCGGATCGGGAAAGATAAGGCTCGGGCAGTTCAGGTCATTGAAGTGCCCGACGTTTTCTGCGATGCAGCATTATGGGGATGTTGGGGTATGTTGGTTTTTTACAAGAAATCGCTTGACGGAAATCATTCTTGATGTAAAATTTAGTTGTGCTTGGCGGCACTGATAAGTTTGCAAGGAAAAAGCGTTTCGCATAGGAATCTGCTGGTCACTTGCCACCAGTCCGCCAACTTCAGGCCAGCCCTGATGAGGTTCCTAGTCGAAACGCTTTTTTTTCGTCTATAGGCCGTCAAGCACCGTACTCCGCACGTTAGCAAGGGGCCATGTCGTTGCCCGCTCGGAAGAAAAGACGGTGCGCTCTTTGACAAGGCGGCGCGTGGGGGTTCAACTAGCCACCCCATGAACAGGCAAGCTCAGTGATGGTCGTTAGCCGCGATAAGGCGCCTGGAAATCGAATAGTTGGCTTTTGGCAGCAGCAGTATAAATCTGGTTGTCTTTGGTTTGTATGGCTGGGCATTGTGGATATCACAAGCAATTGCCTTGTCTATGGTTAGATGCTTTTGAATATAACTAATACCTTGAGAGACTGAAATGAAAACTGCCTTATTTTTCCTGGTACTTCTTGCTGGTTGCGCGAAGGATGATTCTGACCCTCCAGATGGGATAAGCGGCATGGTCGTCTACCATGATCACCTGACCGGCTGCGAATACCTTGCATCAGGGCATGGCGGCATAACCCCGCGCTTGGATGCCAACGGGAAGCAAGTTTGCAGGGTAAAGCCATGAGCGCCTACGAAACAATACGCGCCAGAATGGAGCGCCAGAAAAACCGTGTTGATGGCTATGTTGAAGTGAAAGGCATTGACCTGGCTGAAGTGTTGGACGAATTGGATTTGCTGCGCCGCGCTGGCGCTGACAAGCAGGCCAAAAAATCGCAATATACGCCTGAATTTGAAGCGGCATGGGCTGATTACCCGACGCGGCCAGGGAACAGCAAGGCGGCGGCATTCAAGGCGTGGGCTACGCGAATCAAAGCCGGCGCCACAGCGGCGCAGATGCACGATGGCACGCAGCGCTATGCGGCATACTGCAAGGCGAGCGGCACCGAGCCGCAATACATCAAGCAGGCAGCCACCTTTTATGGCCCTGGCGAGCATTACGCGGCAGATTGGCCTGTTCCGCGCGCTACGGAACCTCGCCGCCAGAACTTTGACCGGAGAGTGCCACCACAGGAAACGCCGGAACAGCAGGCCGCGCGGCGCAAGCGCTGGGGCTTGGATGGGCTGGAAGGGGATTGCAATGTTCCCTACTGACCTACCCGAATTCAAAGAATGCCTACGCGATGCGCGGGAAGCCGTTGGCCAGGGCGATGCCTACACCGATAGTGCGCTGGAAATGATGTTCGCTAGCCTGGCCGAATTCAGTTTGCAGGAAATCCAGCAAGCGCTGGTTGATCACATCAGCAGCAAGGATGGCCGGTGGCGCCCTAATGCGGCCTATATCCGGGAGCAGATTGGGCGGCGGCGCGGCGCGGCATGGGTTAGCGCCGATGAGGCATGGGGCCAGGTCCCGAAGCTGGAAAGCGATGCCGGCCTGCTGAATCAAGTGACGGCTGCCGCCCTGGCGAGCGCCCAAGAGCTAATTGACGACGGTGACATGATCGCGGCGCGGCGCACGTTCATTGACACATACAGCCGACTAGTGGAAGCGGCAAAGGCACATCCCGATCCAGCGCAGCGCCATCCGCGCACTTGGGTGTCTGGAAATGGCCAGCCGAAGCGCTTCCAAGACACGCACGGCGAGCGCCAAATGCTGCTAGAGCGGGCCAGCTCAACCGGTGTGCTGGCGATTTCTGGCAAGCAGTTCCAAGCCCCGGCACAATTGGCGCAGCTCGGATACAGCCGGCCACCAGCCGGCGCCCTGGAAGCGCTCAAGCAGTTCAAGCCCAAGGAACTCCCAGCCCCTGAAGCGCAAGACTACTGGATCAAGCCATGAGCGAGATAGTCCATGTTAACTGCGCTGCACATGCGTGCCCGATGCTTGGAACCAGCACGCGCAGCACATCCGGCACCACCGAATGGTATTGCTCGATCCACTTTGGAGCCCAGGCCGCCCGCTGGCAGGCCATCACGTGGGAACTGCGCCGCCTGGAATGGCTTGTGCAGATCACGCGCAACCTGCGGGGCGCAACCTGGAAGGAAATCCCGGCAGTGATGGACGCCGCCCACAAGGCGATTGCGCTGAACACGTCCAATCACCTGCGCATGGGCGCTGACGGCCACAAAATGGAAACGCTTGGGCACTGGCTCAACCGGCTTGAACAGGCCCTGGCCGACGCCTGCCGTAGCATTGGCGAGACTGAGCCACTTTTCGAACAAACGGAGGCGAAATCATGAATTTTTCCGATGTAGTGATTGTGTTCAGCATGACCGTGCACGTTCTCGCGCTGGCCTGGGTCGGTGGTCTGGTTGTCGACATGCTGGCTGATGGGATTGCAGAAATGCTAGGGGACGATGATGAAACTGACTGACGAGCAGGCGCGCCGTGAAATGGCGCTGCACCGGGCGACAGGCCCGCAGGAGAATGATTTGCGCTTCCGGGCCCAGGTCATTGAGCGCCAGATGCGTACCCAGTACGACCCGGAAACCGGCACCGTGCACCCGCATCTGGTCGTAACGAAGCGCACGGGTTGGCAAGAATTTTAATAGGGAGCCAATCATGGAAACCGATAATCAACTCAAGGCATTGTTTAGACTGCCATCGAAAACAATGTGTTATGGCGACGAAAGCGACATCATCACGTTCGTCAGCATCGCCGGTGATGATCATTTCGACACAAGCAAGTTGCAGCGCGCTTCGCGCCGACGCATCGGGTACCTCTACCATCGCTACATCGAAGGCGGGGCTGCAAAACAAGACATCAGCAAATAAATTTCTCAACAAAAATTGATCTTTTCGGAAAAAAGCGTAAAATTCCGCTCGTCTCCTCCAGAAAACGGGAATTCTCCCGGGGCACCATACCCCGGGAACCTTTTTCAGCAGGAGCACAAGAATTCAGCATCCACGGTAGCGCCGAAGCTGCGGCAGAGCGTGAGAACGGGGAGCTAAATCGAGTAGTAACCAGTTGGGAGGAGCGCCCCAAGCGCGCTTAGTGGCCTTCGGACACGCAGCACTGGGATGTGGCGAAATGCGCAGGATAGAAGCTTAATCGGATGCGCAAAACTGGAAATATGCCGGGATGCTAAACCGGGGAAGAAAGCTGTTTTCCCGCTTCCAGTCTCGTGCGGGTAGCAACTGAGGCACGTGTGGACAGTGTCAAGCCGGAGTGACGACCGGCCGCCATATAGCAAGAAGCAGCGCACAGCAAGCGGGCGCGCCGGAAGCAACCGGCAAGATTATCGGGTCGATGGACGAGTGGTAAGCCACCTGACTGTAAATCAGGAGCCGCCCTAGAGGCGCGGTGGTTCGAATTCACCTTGACCCACCAAATTTCATGCGTGCATAGCTCAAATGGTAGAGCATCCCGTACCATCGCCCGATTAGCATCGAGGGTGCCCGGGAGGTTGCTGGTTCGAACCCAGTGGCACGCTCCAGTTTCAACGCCGTGAGGCGCCATAGAAGGAAAGACCATGCATCAGGCCATTCCAGCAGCAGCAAAGCACGCCGCGCACCTGTAATAGGGTTGCGCGGCTTTTTGCATTTCCGAGGTGCCCAACTACTTGCGGCGAATCTCAAATGACTGAACAGAAACCATTGTCCGCTAAGCAACAGCGGTTTGTAGACGAGTACCTGATTGATTTGAATGCGACCGCTGCTTATGAGCGCGCAGGCTATAAGGCCAAGGGAACCAGCGCAGGAGCATGTGCAGCACGTTTGCTAGCGGTTGCAAGCATAAAGCTAGCAATTGCTACGGCTATGGAAAAGCGGAACGAGCGCATCCAGATCACGCAGGATTATGTGCTGACCAAGATTCAGGACGTGGTTGAGAAGTGCAGTCAGGCCGGATTGGCATATGACCCTAGCGCCGTGCTGCGTGGTGCTGAACTGCTTGGCCGGCATATGAAAATGTTCACCGACAAATTTGAACACAGCGGCGCTATCAGCGTCACGATTGCCCGGTTCGGACCGGAGAAAGCGGGAACGCAATGAGTCAAGCACAAAACCTTTTCAGCGCACAGAGCAAGACGATTCTGGTTGCGGCAACGACGACGGCCAGCACCAGCGTTGCGATGCCTGCGGCTGGGAATACGGTGCGCCTGGTGAATGAGGGGCCTAACAACGTCTACGTGGCTATTGGCGCTACTGCGCAGACGGCCACGCTTCCAGCGGCTGGCGCCGGTACTGCCACATGCACCCCGGTTCTTGTTGGTGGCGACATCACGCTATCCATCGCGGCTGATTCGGCCCAGCAGATCAGCGCCATCACGCGCACTGGCACAGCATCGCTGAACATTCAAGTGGGTGAAGGATCATGAGCGGGCGTTCATCAGGCATGAGCGTGGCGCAAATGCAGACGCTCAAGCCGCCAGTTCAGAGCGTTGTTCCGACGACAGGGCAAACCATCGTCATCACGGACAATTCCTACAATGGCTTGCTGGTGCTGGCACCAGCCGGCACGCTGGCCACCTTGACGATTACGCTGCCGAGTGATGCCAATAGCGAAGTCGGCCAGATCGAGCGCATTGCCACTACCAAGACGCTCACCGCAGTCACCATAAACGGCGCTGGAACTATCTTCGGCGCTGTCACCACGCTGGTTGCCGGCGATAACGTCGCGTACCAGAAGATCGCAGCAAACACCTGGAGCCGGATGCTATGAAAAAAGCCCTTGCCGCGCTGTTGCTTGCCGCTATTTCGATTAGCGCTCTTGCGCAGAACCCATACGATGTGACTGTGCGCCAGCGCCGCGCAGATGATCTTGGCTACATTGACCGATTTTTTCCACTGCCGGCTGATGGTGCTAGTGCATTCCTGATTATCAATGGCGCAACGATGCTGCCACAGTACGCGACTTTGGGCGCCGGCCTCGCATTGAACAGCGGCGTAATCTCGGTCACAGTCGCATCCCAAGTGAATGCGGACTGGAATGCCACAACGGGCGTGGCCAAGATCGATAACAAGCCATCAATCAGCACTGCCGGCATGACTGGCCAATACAATGACTTGGCCGGCATCCCCACCACGTTCACGCCAGCAGCGCACAACCAGGCATGGTCAACGATCACCAGCACGCCGACAACGCGCGCTGGGTATGGGATCACCGACGCATTAGGCGCGGCAGACATCGCCGGGAAATTCAATACGCCGACTGGCACGACAGCTCAATACGTGCGCGGCGACGGCTCGCTTGCGACACTGCCAGTCCCTAGCCAATCGTCAGCCTCCCGCACCCTTAATAGCGGATTCCAAGTCAGTTCGACTCGCCCCGCGCTGGTCTTCTACAGCGTCCAAATCACTGTAACCGCAACGATTGCATCGGGCCAGGATGGGCAAGTGGTGCTTGAGGTTGCGTCCGATAGTGGATTCACTACCAACTTGCAAACATTGATGACCGCACCATGCAGCCAGGTCTATAGCCTTGCTGTTGCTCTGCAAGGCATTCAGAAGTGCCCCCTGACAGTTTCCGGCTTCGTCCCAGCCGGCTATTACGCCAGGCTCCGGACAGCAAATACAACCGGCACGCCAGCCTATGCGTATCTGAGCGGACAAGAGGTACTGCTGTAATGGCTAACATCGTCCTTCCCAACAACTGGAAGCCGCGCCAGTACCAGATGGAGGCATGGACCTACCTTGAAAACGGTGGGCGCCATGCTGAATTGGTATGGGCTCGCCGGATGGGTAAGGACGAGGTTTGTATGCACCGCACGGCCTGTGCCGCCTTTGAGCGAACTGCCGCCTATTGGCACATGTTGCCGAAATATTCCCAAGCCCGTAAAGCCATTTGGGCCGCCGTGAATCCGCACACCGGCAAGCGCCGCATCGATGAGGCATTCCCGCGAGAATTACGCGCCACAACGCGCGAACAGGAAATGTCCATCACGTTCAAGAATGGCAGCACTTGGCAGGTGGTGGGCAGTGACAACCCCGATAGCCTTGTAGGAGCGCCACCGGCAGGCATTGTGTATTCCGAGTGGGCATTGTCGAACCCGGAATGCCGCGCTTACCTTCGCCCGATCATCCTTGAGAACAACGGCTGGCAGATTTTCAACACCACGCCGCGCGGGCGCAACCACGCCTACAAGACGCTGAAGGCAGCCGAGAAAAACCCCGGCTCGTTCGCCCAAGTCCTGAACGCCATCCAGGCCGGCACGATGTCGCAGGAGCAGCTTGACGCCGAACTGCAAAACTATATCGATGAATTTGGCGAGGATTACGGGCGCGCACGGTTTGAGCAGGAATATCTGTGCAGCTTCGATGCCGCCAATTTGGGCGCTATCCTGGCCCGCGCGCTTGGCGTATCCGAGCGTAAGGGCTACATCAACGACGAAGTGCTGTTTGATCCATACGGCGCACCCATCGAAATCACATGCGACCTTGGCCGGCGCGATACGGCCACATGGTGGTTCTGGCAGCCGACGTTAGGTGGCTATCGCATCGTTGACTGCCTGTCTGGCTTCGGCATCGACGCAGAAGAATGGACAATGCGCCTGTTTGACCGCATGAAGCGCTATCGCAATGATGCCGGGCGCATCGCTCTTGGCCGCATCTGGCTGCCGCATGATGCCCGCGCCAAAACGTTCGCCGCGAAGCACAGTGCAGTGGAAATCTTCCTGGAGAAATTCGGTTCCCAGCATGTTTCGATGGTGCCGCGTTCCAGCATCGCGGACCGGGTGAACGCTGCCCGGGTGATCGTGCCGCGCGTGATGTTCCACGCATCGAACTGTGAGCTCGGCTTGGATGGCCTGCGCGCCTGGTCGTACGAATACGACCAGGACAAGAAAATGTTCAGCAGCGACCCAATGCACGATTGGGCGTCGCACTACGGGGATGGTTTCTCGTATGGCTGCTTAATCATGCAACTGGCCGAGCCGCCAGCACCGAAGCCGGAAGACATGCGCGGGATCAGCGTTGGCAACAACACTGCAACCCTTGACGAATTGTGGCGCACCGCGCCGAAAATGAATAACGGGCGGGTTTAATGGACCAGGTTTTGACAGCGGATGTAGGCACGACGCCCGAAGCCCAAATGTGGCTGCGGCGCATTGCCGCCTATAACAAGAAATTTGAGAAGTGGCTCAAGCGCGCCGATGCTATCGAGAAGCGCTATCGGGACTATGACGAGAACGATGGCGGAAAGAAGGCCGGGGCGGATTTCAATATCCTTTGGTCGAATGTGCAGGTACTACTGCCGGCTACTTTCGCGCGCCTGCCGAAGCCGGATGTCTCTCGCCGCTGGCGCGACAATGACCCGGTGGGCCGCGTGGCGGCGCTGATGCTGGAGCGCGCACTCTCATTCGAAATCGAGCAATACCCCGATTACAAGGCCGCCATGAAGCAATGCGTGCTTGACCGTTTCTTGGGCGGGCGTGGCACAGCTTGGGTGCGCTATGAGCCGCACTTCCAGCAGGTAGCCGACGCCGCGCAAATCACCGAAGACGCCGACGAATCGGACCCAAAACAGGAGGCGCAAGAGGAACTGGCATACGAATGCGCGCCGGTCGATTATGTGCATTACAAGGACTTCGGCCATGTCGTTGCACGCACTTGGGCGGAAGTCACGGCGATCTGGCGCGGCGTGTACATGGGCCGTGAAAAGCTGGTGGAGCGCTTCGGGAAGGATGGGCGCAATGTGCCACTGGATAGCCGCCCTGACCAGCAGGACGGAAAGCCCGCGAGTACCGACGAAGCAGAATCGATGGCCTACGTCTACGAAATCTGGAACAAGGCCAAGGGCGAGGTCATTTGGATGACAAAGGCCGGCGTGATCCTGGATCGCCGCCATGACCCGCTGGAGCTGGACAACTTCTGGCCGTGCCCTGAACCGCTATTCGCCACGCTGACAAATAGCTCCCTGATCCCAGTGCCGGATTACAAGCTGTACCAGGACCAGGCAAAGCAGTTGGACAAGCTAGCCGCGCGCATCGATGGCCTGATTGACATGCTGGTGGTAAAAGGCGTCCATGATGCCGCTGTGCCGGAACTCGCACGCCTGTTCAAGGAAGCCGGGAATGGCGACCTGATCCCAGTGAAGAATTTCCAAGCGTTTGCTGAGAAAAACGGCCTGTCGGGCAGCATCGACATTTACGACATTACGCCCATCGTCAATGCGCTGAACGAAGCCTACGCGGCCCAAGAGCGCATCGAGAACATGATTTATCAACTAGTGGGCGTCTCCGACATCCAGCGCGGCGCCAGCGACCCATCGGAGACGTACGGCGCGCAGAAGCTTAAGGGGCAATACGGGAATATGCGCCTGCGCAATCGCCAGGATGAAGTGGTGCAGTTCGCTACCGCGCTATTGAAGATCAAAGCCCAAGTGATCTGCCAGCAGTTCCAAGCGCAAACCCTAGTGCGCATATCCGCCGCAGATCAATTGATGCCGGAAGATCAGCAACTTGTCCCACAGGCGCTGCAATTGCTGCTTGGGCCGCGCGCCATCGATCCGCAGGCTAAGACGGTTGATGGTCCTCTATCAGCCTTCCGCGTGGAGGTCACGAGCGATTCCATGATTCAGGTGGACGACCAGCAGGAAAAAACCGAGGGCATGGAATTCATTAGCGCCGTGTCAGGCTTCCTGAAAGACGCAATCCCAGCCGTCCAGCAGACTCCGCAAATAGCGCCGCTGGCAGTCGGTTTGCTGAAATTCGGAATTACCCGCTTCAAGGTGGGTAAGACCATAGAAGGCATGCTTGACCAAATGCTTGACCAGATGGTGAAACAGGCCGCACAGCCGCAGCCAGAGAAGCCTGACCCGGACATGATGAAGATTCAGGCGCAGATGCAGCTTGAGGACAAAAAGCTTGCCAATGCTCAGGCGCTGGCGCAGCAAAAGACACAGGCCGACGCCGCGCTGGCCGCCAACGAACAACAGGTGCAAGCGCAACAAAACGCCCATCAGAATGCGCTTGAATCACAGCGCGCCCAGCAGCAGGCGCAAATTGATGCCGCGCTTGAACAGCAGCGCATGCAGTTCGACGCCACGCTCGAATCTCAAAAACAGGAGTTCGAGCGCTGGAAAGAGGAATTGCAGGCCGCCGTGAAAATCGAAGTCGCCAATATCGCGTCCAAAGCCAAATTGCAGGATGCGGCTACCGACACCGCAACAAATGAAGTCGCTACCGAGGTAAAGCAATAATGCCTATCTACGTCATGCAATGCCCATGCGGCCACACCGAAGACATTTTTCGCACTGTCGCCGCCATGGACCAGGATTTGCCCCAGCACTGCGGCCAAGCCATGACACGGCGTATCGTCGCGCCCATGGTGGCGGACGACATCCAGCCATACCGCAGCATGTGCGACGGAACCATGATCACCAGCCGCAGCCAGCATCGCGCGCACTTGAAACAGCATGGCGTGGTGGAAGTCGGCAACGAAAAGATCGCACCGCGCAAATCAACCTTGGGCATTGCTGGCGACATCAAGCAAGACCTGGCCGACGTCCTGAATTCAAAAATGTGAGCGATCCATGCCAATTACCAGAAACCTCCAAGGCGCAGGCACCAGCGCCGCACAGGCCCGCGCCATTGTTGGCTCATCGGATCGCGGCAAGACCGCGACCGGGACTACTCGCACCGACGCCTATCTGTTGTCAGAAGACGTGACGATTTTTACCACTGTGCCAAGCGGCACAGGCTGTGCGCTGCGCACAAATAGCTTGGAAAACGATATCTATACGGTGGTTAATCAAGGTGCAAATGCCATCAACGTGTACCCGCCAACTACCGGCCAAATCGGTAACGGTTCTGTGGGCGCAGCATATAGCGTAGCGGCTGGCACGTTTGCTGAATTCCAATCACTTGGCGCTGACTATTTCATGCCACGCATGGATGGTGCAAGTTCCCTCGCTGCGCTTGCCGCGCCTAACGGCTCTTCTCTCATTGGCTATATCTCAGCCTATCCCGGAGCAGTGGCGACGACGGATCAGGAGAAGTTGCGAGAGATGGTAAGCCCGCTCGATTTTGGCGCTGTAGGTGATGGCTCGGCTGATGACCGCGCGAATTTGTTGCTTGCCCTTTCATCGGGTCGTGTAGTTGATGGTGCGGGAAAGACTTACGGGATTTCGGGGAACCTGGAATTACCCATCAATTTCAAGGGCCTGATTAACTGCACCCTTAAACAATTGACGCCGACCGGTTCCGACCGTCGCACCATTTATGCAAGTGGTTGCAGCGATTTTGTAATCGGAAAAGTTATTATTGACCGAAACGGGAATACCAGTGGCGGTTCAATTGGTGATGACGCTGGGATTTATCTAGCTAACTGCACTAATTTCTACACATACCAATGTGAGGCTTTCGGTGGTGGAGCTGGCAGCGGTATCACATACCAAAGCTGCTCGAATTTCGAGGATCATCTATCCCGCGTGCATGACATTAAATACATCACCGGGTCTGTTCCGTCTGACGATGTTATCAATGGATTTTGGTATAACAATTGTCACGATTTCACATCAGTTTCTTCAAATGTTTACGACTGCGGCGCAGTGGTTGCTGGCATTTTTACTAAAAAACGCTCGCGGGGAGTTGCAGTATCCGGCTGCTACAATTTCAACTTCTATAGTCCAAATGCAGCCCGTGTAGACCAAGGGCATGATATTACTGGCAGTGTTGGTAATCACGATTTTTCAATTACTGGCGGAATTAGCACGGACTGCTATTCGTATGGATTCAAAGCAGCAAATTCTGCATATCGTGGTCGTTATATAAACTGCACAAGTGTCGGCGCACGGATGAATTTCGTGGTATCCGGTCAAACCAGTTTATCGGACCCCAAACCACGCGATATCGAGTATGTCAATTGCATTTCTGTTGATGCAGGTAAAAACTCAAACGATTTTGGCATACCTGCTCACGGTTTTCGCATCGAGTCGAACGGTGCTGTAGACCCAACGTATCCGCGCGGTGTTATCTATTCAGGGTGCATCGCGGTTGATACCCAAGGTACACCAACGATGGATTACGGTTTCGTATCGGACGTAGTGACTGGTAACGACCCTGCGGATATCAATCGTATTGTGAATAATTGCCGCGCATCTGGTTTTATTAGCGCCGCCACGTCGGGTTTCAACGAGGATAACAATATTACGACGACATCTCGATTGGATGGCGCAACACCTCGTAACGTGATGTTCGAAACTGACGCCGGGGCCGACATGAAAATGTGGGATACCGTACTGGCGTCTGGTGTGATGGAGTCTCGCACTCGGACGGACACAGATGGTGCGGGCACCACTTGGCGTAGGTTGACACGCGGAGCGGGGACAACCATAACGCGCGTCCAGTTCCCGACAACGCTCCGTCGCGGTGGGGACGTGGTTGCAACGCGATATGAGGAGTCCGACGATAGCGGCGGCACCACACAGCGCGTTGATGACAACTCTATGCGTCGGATCGCACAAAAACAAAACTATGGTGTAACAGCCGCAGGCCAAGGCGTTTCATATTCGTACCAGTTCGGGGTTGGTGGTGCATTCGGCGATAACGGCGTACGCACTGAATTCAGAACAACTGACGATTGGTCTACTGCTGGAAAACGCAGCGCCGAATTTCGTACATACACGTTGCTAGGCGGTGTTGAGTTCGAATCGTTGCGCGCCAACCCACGTTACGCAGGCTACGGCGCAAAACCGATGGCGTACAGTTTGGGAAAATCCGCAGTAACAGTTTCCCATACAGGCACGACCGCAAAGACTGTTAAAGCCACAATCCCTGTACCTGCTAGTGCGATTGGTCCGAATGGTGTTATTCGGTTTAACGTATTATTTTCTATGACGAGTAACGCTAATAACAAAACATTCAATGTCGAATACGACGGTAATATTTTCTACGGGATTACCCTGGCTAATCAAAGTGCCCTACAAGCCGTTGGTTACATTCGAAATAGAAACAGCGAAACGTCCCAGGTGGGATTTACCAATTCCACAGGCGGCATAGGTGCTGCATCCCTTGTAACTGCTTCGGTAGATTCTACTTTAGCTAAAAACCTGACAATAGCAATTACATTGGCAAACTCAGGGGATACTGCGTCTATCGAGGCATATGATTTCGATATTTCATATGGGGCATAACCATAACGACTATAAAAAGTGCATATTCAACCCACCCTCCAACTACTTGAGAGATAAAAATGCCGAACGATTTTGAAAACACCGAACAAAACCAGCCGCAAGAGCCGGCTAGCCTGCGCGCTACGTTGGCTGCGAGCATGGATGCGGCAATGCCGAGCGAAAGCGCCCCAGCCGACGATGGCCGCCCACGTGATGAGCATGGCCGCTTTGCGCCGAAGCCGGCTGACAGCCAGCCAGCCGCGCAGCAGACCGCGCCAACCGCAGCACCGACTGCCGCCCCTAGCGCAGCGCCGACCCAGGCTGAACTGACCACGTGGCGCCGCGAAATGCGCCCCTTGCAAGCGAAATTGGCTTCGGGGCAGCCGCTGACGCCGGAAGAAGCGCGCCAACTGGCTGAATACAACATCCAGCGTGAGCAGGAATACAGTACCGGCATTTCGACGTATAA